TTTAACTTTGATAATCAACAAAAGGATTGGAGCGTTTGTATTGTTACAGAGGGAATCTTTGATGCACTAAGCATTGGTGGTGTGGCAGTTATGCATGATGATATAAGTCCTGAACAAAGTGAACTTATATCATCATTGAATCGCAGAGTTATTGTGGTGCCCGACTTTGATAAAACAGGATTAACGTTGATTGATAGAGCATTGGATTTAGGATATGGAGTAAGTTTACCTGAATGGGCTCCAGGTATCAAAGATGTAAATGATGCAGTAATAAAATATGGTAGACTACCTACATTGTTAAGTATTATACAATCAGCAACAAATAGTAAAATTAAATTAGAATTAAGGAAACGACAAATTGCAAAAGGACTATAGTATAGAAGTTCAAAAGTTGTTCTTACGCATGATGGTTTCGGATGGTATATTGTATACCAGAGTTATGAACATTATGAATCCCGATAACTTTGATAAAAGTTTAAGACCGGCTGCCGAATTTCTCAAAGAATATAATGACAAATACAATGTCATGCCTGACTTATCACAAGTAAATGCAATCAGCGGAATAGAACTTGAGTTAATTCAAGATATGTCAGAGGATCATTATACATGGTTCTTAGAAGAATTTGAAAGCTTTACACGTAGGCAAGAATTAGAAAGAGCAATTCTTAAAAGTGCCGACTTGTTAGAGAAAGGTGAGTATGATCCTGTTGAGAAACTAATCAAAGACGCAGTACAGATTAGTTTACAACGTGATATGGGTACAGATTATTTTGCTGATCCTAGGGCTAGATTAATGGCATTAAAGAACAACAATGGTCAAATTAGTACTGGATGGCCCTGTATGGATCGTAAACTATACGGTGGATTTAATCGTGGGGAATTGCAAATCTTTGCAGGTGGTTCAGGGTCAGGTAAAAGTCTATTCATGCAGAATTTGGCAGTTAACTGGGCTACTGCAGGATTGAATGGTGTGTATGTCACATTAGAACTAAGTGAAGATTTAAGTGCTATGCGTATAGATAGTATGATGACTGATACAGGTAGTCGTGATATTTTTAAGAACATTGATGACGTTGAACTTAAAGTAAAAATGCTTGCTAAAAGTTCAGGTAAGCTGCAAATTAAATATATGCCAGCACAAAGTACAGTCAATGATTTGCGTAGCTATTGCAAAGAATTAGAAATTAATACTAAGAAAAAGATAGATTTTTTGTGTGTTGATTACTTAGATTTATTAATGCCTGTAAGTGCAAAAGTCAGTCCAAGTGATTTGTTCATTAAAGACAAGTACGTTAGTGAGGAATTGCGTAATTTAGCTAAGGAATTGCGTGTATTATTTGTAACTGCTAGTCAGTTAAATAGGTCTGCGGTAGAAGAAATTGAGTTTGATCATAGTCATATTTCAGGTGGTATTAGTAAGATTAATACTGCTGATAATGTGTTTGGTATTTTCACGAGTAGACATATGCGTGAGCAGGGTAAATATCAGTTACAATTAATGAAAACTAGGTCAAGTTCTGGTGTAGGGCAGAAAATTGAATTAGCCTTTGATATTAATACATTGAGAATTGTTGATCCGGATCCAGAAGGAGTTAATAGTAATGATGAGCAAAGTACTCCTGCGCAAAGTCCTAACGACATTATGAACAGATTTAAGACACAATCTACAGTAAAACCAACAGGATTTATGGAAAGCGACATAAAAGAATCAATTCCCGTAGTAGAAAAAACAGTAAAAGTTGAAGTAGGTGGATCACAATTAAAGAATATGCTTAATCAATTAAAGAAAAAGTGATAAATACTAAGGGATCTATATATGCAAAAGAAAACTCGTAGTCTTTTAGAAGAATTAGAAGCCATTGGTAATAATCGTGATACTAAACACATCATTGAGAGCCGTGCCAGCAATATTATCACCAGTGCAATTAATCTTTTAGAAATGATTAATAAACACTATGATAGTGATAAGGCTCAGGTCTTAGAGCGTAAATTATTGAATGCAATTAAATCCCGCGATCAAACAAGATTTACCAATAGTTTAAGGAAAAAAGATGAGAGCGAATGAATTCATTAATGAGGGAATGTGGGACAGAGCTAAAGAATGGGCTAATCAAAAAGTATATAATCTTACTGGCAGTGAGAATGCTAAAAGTGCCGCAGTAAAAACTAACTTTCTAAGAACATTTAACGGTAAATTAAATGCATATATAAATTCTACTAAAAGTACCAATACAACCGATATCCCGCACTTTATACAATCATATCTAATACAAAATAAATTCATGGATCCTAACCATCCAGATATGTATTCACAAAATGCAAAACTTAATACTGAAGTAGGTAGAGTTAGCGGTGAGTTGACAGCAAAGCCAAATGATAATATGCTTAAAACGACTTTAGGTAATCTAATATATCAGGTTGCAACTACTGCTAGTGCACCAATGGCAAAGACACCCGTTCAACCTCAATCTACATTTAACAATCAACCTAACGCAAACTATAATACGACCCCGATTAGCAATATACCTACTCAACCCTCTACTCAACCTACTGTTGCAACTCAAACGCCGAATGTAAATTACAATTCAACTACTGTAGGTAAACCTGCAATGAAATTACCTAGTTATAGTGCTAATATTACACAACCAACACAGACTACTCAACCTACTCAGCCTGCACAGACTACTCAGCCTACACAGGCTACATCAATCGCACCGAAATCCGGATCATTGACCGGTTGGCAAAATGGTTCTACTGCTAGTGCACCGCAACCTAATGCTACACCTAGAAGACCTAGATCGTTAAGTCAAGTAGTTCAAAACCCTAATTTTGGTAAATAAATGGACAATTTTAGACAACTAGTAGACAAACTAGAAAGTTTGAATACATTTATCGTAAAAGAAGATAAAGGTCATTTGGATCATCCAGAAGACAGTATCTTTATTGGTGGTAGCAATTATGCAGAAAAAGCAGTCAATGCAATTGTAGCAACAGTTCAAAATCCAAACATTGTTACTATTAAATGGGATGGTTATCCTGCATTGATCTTTGGTCGTGGTCCTAACGGCAAATTCGCAGTCATGGACAAACACATGTTCAACAAAAAAGATGGTGTTGGACGTATTGCTTATAGTCCTACATTATTTCGCAAGTATGACTTGGAGCGTGGTGTAGATCGTAGCCAACTACATCAAATAGTAAATGAAATATGGCAAGGGCTTAGTAGCGAAGATCAGAGTGCAGGTTATTATTGGGGAGACTTATTATTCAGTCAACCTTTGCAAGAAGAAAATGGATTATACAAATTTCGTGCTAATCCAAATGGTATCACATATACCGTAGACGCTGATAGTGAAGTAGGTAAATTGATGAAGGGTAAGATTGCTGGAATAGCAGTACATCAGTATATTAAACCAACCGCACTAACAACAGATGAAGCGACTAGCTTGAATGGAACTATAGGTCAATTAAAGAACAATAGTAATGTAGCAATTGTTCCTAGCAAAATGCCTATAGCTCCTAAACTAAAATACAGCGAACAACAAAAGAATAAAGCATTGCAATTGATATCACAATACGGACCTGCGGTAGATCAACTATTGGTTGCACCAGCCGGATGTAAAAGTTTCTTAAACAGTAATCTATTCACTAGTTTTATCAATCAAAAAGTTAGACAAGGTAACTTTCAAAATCTATTAAAAGATTTTATGGCTTTTGCCAGTGGTAAACAAATCACCGAGAATGTAAGAGCAAAGATATTTGGATATGTTGATCCAAACACTAAAAAGAAAGTCCCCGGACATTTTGAAGTCAATAAACAAGGATTGATAGGTGCTTTCATGATATGGAGCGCAATATACAATCTAAAAGCCCCGGTTGTCAAGCAACTTGACAAAGCAAGTAAAAGTAGCCCAGTAAAAGGTTACTTGGAAGACGGTACACAAACTCAAGAGGGCTATGTAGCGAACGGGTTTAAGTTTGTGGATCGTATGGGTTTCAGCCGTCAAAATCTGTTAGGACGTTGACCAAAACCAACATTTTTTTCTGCCAAGCATAAATAATAGTATGAGTATCTATATGAGACTCAAACATTTAAAGGAAATTTATCATGGCATATTTTACAAGAACACACGGTGATTCATTACCAGTATTTGCATTAGACCAACAAGCAGGTCCAGGCGCAGTAACAGGATACGGACATCCAGTTAATCCAGCAGGTCCAGAACTAGACTTTTTCAAAGTTTTAGTTAAAGATGGTTCAGCTTCAGCAGTTGCATTGACAGGTGAAGAAGGTACATTGGGTGCAGTAGAAGCTATTCTACGTGCAGTTGAGCAATTGGCTACAGTTCACATGTATCAAATTGATTCTACAAACCAAATCAGTTTAGCAGTTTATCCAGCAAGTGCTTGGACAACTACAACATTAGCAACAGCTATTACAAGTCTAGGTTCTTCAGTTGGCGCAGGTCCAGTTGATGTATCTGGTACGACAGTTGCTACAGCTGGTTTCAAATTAGCTTAATAGTTTAACTTAAACTACAAAGAGCCCAAGAATTCTTGGGCTTTTTTTTCCTTTATAAATACTGTATGAGTTACAAGATCCGTTGCTATACATTATTTGACATTACAAAGACAGGGGTTATCAATAGAAAGCCACCTATTAACGGGTCACCAGAAAAGACACATGAATGGGAAAAACGTAGAAATACACAAGCAAACTTTGATACTATACTTCAAGTTATTTCGTTGCGAAGTCAGCCTGAAAATATATCAGAAACGAAAGTCATTGATATATATTTTAAAGAATTTGGTAACTTTGGGTTCATTTATGATATTGAAGAAAATATACAACATATATGGACATTTGAATTTACTATTAGCCACGGTGGTGTATTTAATGATGGCATAGACGAATTAGGTAATTTGTTCAATGATTGTCATAATGTTCCTATGATTAAAGTAAACAATGAGTTTAGTAAATTATCTGAATATCTAGACACAACTCCGGAACTTAAAAACATACATTTTGAGGTAATAAATGATGAATGAAAAATACATGTTTAAAATATTAAAAAGATTGCTTGATAAGAAAGAAATTGCTTTGATATCAGAACATATTGTTATCCCTACAGAAAATGATACTTACCAAATGTACGGTACACATAAAATTACGAATGTCAACGGTGAGTATATAGTTACTAAAAATCATACATATACTATAGAAAAATTTCATAATTTAAGAAATGCAGTAATGTGGGTTACACTAGAAAAATCAAATAACATTGTAGGTGCTAAAAAGATTGTTGAGTTGGATACGCAGTACACTGGAAATTTAGTACAGATAGAACAACAGAAAAGATTGTTAAAATCCAAGAATATAGACTTGCAATCACTAGCAATGGCTAAAATGCAAGAACAAATCTATAAAAACAAGAAAATAATCAGAGAATTAGATTATTATGCGGGTATTAGCAGGAATTGGCAGAACAAAAGATTT